GGTCAGAACCTATGGCCCAATGGCGGTAAGAAGCTAGTCATCACTGAAGGTGAGATTGATTGCCTTACTGTTAGCCAGCTCCAAGGTAACAAGTGGCCTGTAGTATCGCTACCCAGTGGTGCTCAGTCAGCCAAGACAATCTTTAAGAAGCAACTTGAATGGCTATCCTCTTGGGAGGAAGTCATCGTTATGTTTGACGAAGACAAGGCTGGTCGTGAGGCTGCTGAGAGTGTTGCTCACATCCTTCCTGCTGGCACTTGCAAGATTGCTAGGTTGTCTATGAAAGACCCTAACGAGATGCTTCTAGCCAACAAAGGTGAAGAAGTAATCCAAGCTTTTTGGAACGCTAAGGTATGGCGTCCCGATGACATTGTAGATGGCACTGAGCTTTATGAGCGCCTCACGGTTCCCAAGGAAAACGATAGCATCCCTTACCCTTACTATGGACTTAACTCGCTCACTCACGGTCTCCGCAAAGGTGAGATTGTTACCTTCTGTGCTGGTTCAGGCATCGGCAAGTCGGCTGTATGTAAAGAGATTGCGCTACACGTTCTTAAGACTACTGATCGTAAGCTCGGTTATATTGCCTTGGAAGAGTCTATCGAGCGCACAGCTAACGGTATTATCGGTCTGGAAATGTCTAAGCCGTTACACCTAGAGCCCTTCACCCCAGATGCTAAATACAACGAGGCTTACAAGAAGACAGTCGGCTCTGGTCGCTTCTACCTTTATGACCACTGGGGTTCCCTAGACAGTGACAACCTACTAGGACACATCCGCTACATGGCTAAGGCTATGGATGTAGACTACGTTGTGCTGGATCACCTCTCTATCATTGTATCTGGTATGGGTGATGGCGACGAGCGCCGTATGATTGATAACACAATGACCAAGCTACGGTCACTTGTTGAAGAAACTAACATCGGTGTTGTTCTCGTAAGTCACCTAAAGCGCCCAGAAGGTAAGGGACACGAGGAAGGTGCTGCTACATCCCTAGCACAACTACGAGGCTCTGCGGCTATCGCTCAGCTATCTGATATGTGCATCGGACTAGAGCGTAACCAGCAAGACGTAGAGAACAAAAACAGGACAACCCTACGCGTCCTTAAGAACCGTTTCAGTGGTGAGACAGGCGTAGCTTGTAACCTGCTTTATGACAAAGAAACTTGCCGTCTCTCAGAGGACACTAACCCCCTCTTTGAGGACACCGAAGATGTGACATCAGGCTTCGGACACTAACCCCAACCCAAGGAGTATATGAGTAAATGGATACAAGATTCATCATGGAAGCGAGGCCAAGGCGTAGAAGCCATGTTCGCTAAACTGTTAAACGAACGAGCAACAGAAGCACGAGCGGCTGACCTTATGGAACAGTTCTCTCACGTAGATTACGTCTCTGACTTCGGTAAGATTGATGTCAAAGCACGTAAGCGTGTTGCCCGTAAAGATGACGATGTTCAAGATGACCTTGTATGGCTTGAGTTCAAGAACGTCCAAGGTAAGTTTGGATGGCTCTACGGGAAAGCCGACTGGATTGCCTTTGAGCGCCTACTCGACTTCGTTCTTGTTAAGCGTCACGACCTAGCCCTCATGGGTGAGAAGTTATGTGACCTAGGTGACCGAGTAGCTGTAGGAAGGGACGCCCTTTACAAAGGCTACCAACGCAAGGGACGTAAAGACCTCCTATCAATCGTGAAGATGACAGATGTTCTAGCGCTGTATCACCAGCTCTGGGCAAAAGACGTTGACACAGATGAACAGTAAACATTGATTAAAGAACACACACACAAATGAAAACTACAGAATACTTAGAAGACCTAGCGGACGAAGCCTTCCTATTTGATGGATGCTCCTCGGCTATTGTAGGCCACGACCAAAATGGTTTTGCAGTCTACCAGCACACTAAACTTGTTCAGATATTTGAAGCCGATGGGATGACAATAGATGAAGCAATCGAGTGGGTAGATTACAACATCATGGGTGTTCAACCTCAAAACTACACTATCTTATTCACATGAAAACTACAGCATTCTTCGACATAGAAACCAACGGCATCACGGACTGGTCAACTCTAAGTGACCTTAAAGACCTTCACTGCCTTGTGGTAATTGACCAGAACGGAACAGGAGCATACCGAGCAGACAGTATCCAACAAGGATTAGACCGTCTCTCACAAGCTGACCATATCGTAGGACACAACAGTATTGGCTTTGATGCTATCGCCCTTTGGAAGCTCTACGGCTACCGTCATACTGGTGTTCTCGACTCCGCTGTTATTGCTAGGTTTATGTTTCCCGATGTTCGCAACGATGACTTCAAACGTGAAGGCTTCCCTAAAGAACTCATTGGTTCCCACAGCTTGAAGGCTTGGGGTTATCGTATAGGTAACAACAAGAGTGACCACGGGGAAACCGAAGACTGGTCTACGTGGTCTCAAGAGATGGAAGACTATTGTGTCCAAGATGTGGAGGTCACCAAGTCTCTCTATGAGTTCTTTCTAAAGAAGGGACTAGGTGGACTACAGCAAGTAAGTGACCTAGAGCACGCCTTTGCTAAAGCTATCCGTATCCAAGAGATGAACGGATTCCCTTTTGACGTTAAAGCAGCAGAAGAACTTACAGCTACCCTTATGGGTCGTCGTGCTGCTCTTGACATAGAATTGCGTGAGTTATTTGCGCCTACTGAAGAAGTCACCAAGAGTAGCTGGTGGCTCGCTCCCGATGGCACAAAGTCCCGCACCAAGAAAGCCTTGGTCGAGAAGGGCTACAAAGCTAAGGAGATAACTAAGGGAGAGCCTGTTGTTAAGCTCATCCCGTTCAACCCCAACAGTCGTGACCAGATCGCCGAACGACTAATGGCTAACGGCTGGAAGCCTAGCTCCTACGAGGGCAAACGACCAGCAATCAACGAGGCGGTGCTCAAGGACATCGGAACACCCCAATCCGAAAAGCTCCTTGAGTACCTCCTCGTCACCAAGCGTCTCGGTCAAGTGGCTGAGGGTAAACAAGCGTGGCTCAAGCTAGAGCGCAACGGACGTATCCACGGTTCAGTGAATACCAACGGTGCGGTTTCAGGCCGATGCACACACCGAAATCCGAACGTGGCTCAAGTTCCGTCTACTCGTGCGCCTTATGGTGGCGAGTGTCGCTCTTGCTTCACAGCTCCAGAGGGCAAGGTACTTGTTGGTGCTGATGCTTCTGGTCTAGAGTTACGTTGCCTAGCTCACTACTTAGCTCTCTTTGGTGACAAGGAATACGCTAAGACTATTCTTGAAGGTGACATCCACACAGCTAATCAGAAGGCCGCTGGATTGCCTACTCGTGATTCTGCAAAAACTTTTGTGTATGCCACTCTCTACGGCGCTGGTGATGCTAAAATTGGCGCTATTGTTGGTGGAGGAGCTAAAGAAGGTAAAAAGATTAAAGCTACCTTCATGAAGAATGTTCCTGCGTTAAAGCGTCTCAATGACGGCGTGGCTAATGCACTAGAAACTAAAGGAATGTTACGTGGCTTGGATGGTCGACCCTTACCCTGTCGCTCACCACACTCAGCGCTCAACCTTCTACTACAATCTGCAGGTGCTATCATAATGAAGCAAGCCCTCGTGGAGTTTACCAAGATGGCTAAGTTTCCCTATGAGCTTTTAGCTAACGTTCATGACGAGCAGCAATTCAGTTGTGCACCAGAACACGCGGAGGAAATGGGTCGTACATTCTGTAACGCACTAGGTAAAGCAGGCGACGTTCTAAAGCTGAACTGTCGTATTGATGGTGAATTTAACGTCGGAGCAAATTGGAAAGAAACGCATTGATATGAAGACTTGTAAGAAATGCGGAGAGACCAAGGAGCTATCCGAGTTCAATAAAGTAGGAGGGAAAGGCCCTCATGCTTCTAAGCTTCGGGGTTCATGCAAGAAATGCGATTATGCCAAAGGTATTGAATGGAAGAAAGCGAACAAGGAGAGCTATACGCTTGCTGTCCGCCATTCATACCTAAAGCGTAAATATGGCGTCACAATGGAGTGGTATGAGGATAAACTGGAAGAGCAAAAAGGCTTATGCGCTATATGTTCCTGTGACTCCTCAGAACTCCGCAATAGAGATGCTATGTTTTGCGTTGACCATTGTCACACCACGGGACAGCCTAGAGCTTTACTTTGTCACAAGTGTAACGCTGGGATTGGGATGTTGAAAGACAATCCCATTCTAGTAGCACGCGCTTGGACATACCTACAACAACACCAACACTAAAAGACACACACACATGAAAGAAACAAAGAATAAGTTATTATTGATAGACGGTGATATGATACTCTACAAGGCTGCGTGTGCGGCTGAACAAGAGATGCGCTGGGATGATGACACTTGGACACTTCAAACCAACATGGTGGAAGCTAAGGCTGAAGCAGACCGTAACATTGATAGCATCAGTAACGCTCTCAAGAGTAAGAAGATCAAGGTGTTCTTCTCTCCTAGTCGCACGTTCCGTCACAACCTTTGGCCCGCTTACAAAGCCAACCGTAAAGACAAGCGTAAGCCACTAGGCATTGGTGAGCTTCGTGATTGGATGATGGAGGAGTATGACTCTGAACTCTATCCTAACATTGAGGCTGATGACGCTATCGGTATCTGGGCTACTGAAGACCCTGAGAACCGTGTGGCTGTCTCTGGTGATAAGGACTTCGCTACCCTTCCTATCCATTGGTACAATCACCTCAAGGACACCTTGCGTATTATAACCAAAGAAGAAGCAGACCACTTCCATCTAGTCCAATCCCTCATGGGAGACTCTACTGATGGCTTCGGAGGTATCAAAGGCTGTGGCCCTATGACCGCTAAGAAACTCCTAGATAAGAACGGTGCTACTTGGAAGACCGTTGTGGATGCCTACAAAGCCAAAGGGGAAACCGAATATGAAGCACTGCTTACTGCTCGTCTAGCACGTATCCTACGGGATGGTGACTACGACTTTGACACTCACGAAGTAACTCTCTGGACGCCTAAGAAATGACCAACTCAATAGACAAACTTTTATATGACATCGAACAAGCTAACAAAAGACACACACAGAATATGACAAACGTAATAGTAGCAGCAGAGGAGCGCATCGACCCAACACCCGATGACGTGAAACCAACTAACCCTAAAGATGCTTGTGGTATCAAGAAGGTTCCTATCTCAGGGATGCCCGTACCAGTGCTCCTAGAGTCTGGATTAGTAAAGCTACACGGTGACCTTAAATATGGTCGTTACAACTGGAGGGACGCTGGAGTGCGTGGTTCTGTATATTATGATGCTTGCTTTAGACACCTAGCCGCTTGGTGGGAGGGCGAAGACTTAGACCCAGACTCAGGCATCCATCACCTATCCCATGCAATCACAGGCTTAGCGGTTCTTAGGGATGCAATGATGCAAGATAACTGGATAGATGACCGCCCTAAAGAGAGCCTTGGATTTATTAAAGAGCTAAATAAGAAGGCCGAAGAGATGGTAAACAAGCACAACCAATAATTATTGAAGAGACCGTAACGATGGAAATAGACAATCAAGCAGAAATGCCACCCATAAACAAGGCGCTCCTAGACGCCCTAGAGAGTTCCTTTCCAGCACAGGACTTCCCTGCAACTGACAGTGTTCCTATGCTCAACTTTCACTATGGACAACGATCTGTGGTAAATTTCATTAAGCATCACTATCAACTTCAAACTGAAAATATAATCAACCCAAAGTAATACTAATATGTGCTCATCAGCTCCAAAAATCCCAGACCCCGCTCCCCCTCCCGCTCCTCCTCCCCCTCCTACGGAGACAGCTAAAAAGGTAGAGAACAAGGTTCTCAAGAATCGTCAAAGCTCCAAAAAGCGTGGCACTTCTGCTCTTACAGTTCGTCGCTCTACAGTGAACACTGGTTCATCTGGTAGTGGCGCTAATATCAATTACTAATTAAATACAAATATGGCAGACCGAACCCTCACGATTAACCACGCAGATGGAGACAGTGAAACTTATACTATCAACCGTGACAAGTTCGCGGGGGTTCGGAGTATGGAGGTGACGGGTCAACCTCTGGACGCCAACACCACCTCAATCCAAGTAACCGTTGCGGGACACGCTGACCTTAGTGGTATATATAACCTAACTAGCGGTGGTTCGGGCTTCGACTGGGCGCAACAGGGGGGCAATGGTCAGATTGTTCGCGAGCAAAACAGTCAGTATAATTATCACTGGTTGGTGTCCGATAATTCTGATGGTAACCCCTACTCAACTTTCGGTAGTGGCTTAGTTTCTGAAACAGATTCCAGACCTTGGAAAGAGACTGACACAGGTATCCTACTTATGGCTCCTGTCCCAGAAACCCTCACAGTAGACCACACAGCGGTTCCCAAGACCGTAGCCAAAGAAACAACCTTTGGCGGTTCTCAAAGTATTACCATCAAGAGGGACATCGAGCCACTACTAAGTAAAGTAGTAGGTGGAGCAGCAGCAGCTTACAGCCTACGTGACCTCAACGACAAAGCAGGAAACAACAAGGTAGTAGAAGTAAGGCGTTCTAGTGACGATACGGATAGGATTTTCTTAGCCAAAGAGGTATCTAACGGAACGCTAGAAGCTTGGGTAAATGAAATACAAACAGTGGGAACAGCAGTTAATGGCACTGGTTCCTTTGATAACTATACCGTTAGTAACTTATCAACTACTGGGTTTTCCGCTGACAATAGTGCTGGAGGAGTTGGTTCGGCTGGGTTCCCTTATGTATTTAAAGACGATGACGTAATAGTAGTAAAATATACTGTTACCAACTTTAGTAGCACATCTGGTTTAAGCCCACAAATAAGAGGTGTAAGCTCAACAAGTAGTGTTACCACTGTTGCTGGCACTGGAATAGTAACTGCTCCTACTGCAAATGGAACTTATACGGATACTTTAACTGCAACGGCAGACGGAACTCACTTAATGTTTGCTGATGGCAATACGGGTTCATATACAATCAGTGACTTTGAAATTGTATCTCATTCAAGTAGCGGCTTCGTATCCAAATGGTATGACCAGTCAGGTAACGCACGACACGCGGAACAAGGCGCATCTGCTAATCAACCTAAGATTGTTAATTCTGGTTCTTTGGTCAAGGATGGCGAGATTGCTGGACTTGACTTTTATGGTGATGACTTTTTAGTTGCCCCTTCAGCGTCATTGCTTACGAGTCCTTTTTCACTGTTCTCTGCGAGCGTTAGAGATACAACTGGATATACTGTTTCAATTTCAAAAAGCACCGCAGCCAACAGATATTTTGGTGTCCAAGAGGCGACAAGCACATCTATTGCTGCCCCAAGAAATTCCACTTCAGGTGTTTCGGTATCAGCTAGTGTTTCTGGAAGTGACCGCCTTACCTTTGCTGTAACTACTGGTGAGACTTCTACTAGCGTAGGTGCTGAAGGTGGAAATCTTGTCAATACAACTGGCGACTACGGAACTGATTTTAGTGCTACCGATGGCATGAACCAAATTGCTATTGGTGTTTTGAGGACTGTAAACCCAAGTGGTTATTTTAACGGACGTATCCGTGAGATTATTTTCTACAACTCCGACCAGTCAGCCAACCGTCCAGCCATCGAAGCTAACATTAACAATCAATACGACATCTACTAATGTATCTAATATACGCAAGCGAAGAAGCCGCCATTGAGCGCGCCGACGAAGAAGGCAAAGACCGTAACTTCCCCTACTGGGCTACTGGAGGAACAACACGTTGGGTGACTAAGCCAGTCCCTACGGCTGACGGTATGTGGGCTTTAGATGTTTCTGAGTATGACCTCGATGAACTTGAGGAGACTTCCACCGTTGACACCTACGCAATCCCTGACACCATCGAAGATAACCCTTAATTACCCCCTTTAACCCTGTCCGTTCCGTAGTGCTCCTTAACCTCAATCGGTGAGATTTTATGACCAACAGAAGGAAGCCCACCGTTCGGACAGGGATTATTTATAAATATACAACATATGAATACTGAAACAGCTCAAGCACTCTACTCCAAACTGGAAGGTAAGCGATACCAATACGTAGATCGTGCTCGCCAGTGTTCCAAACTAACTCTACCCTACATCATTACCGATGAGGGCTTTGGCGCACATAGCCGCCTAGAAACACCCTTTCAAGGCATCGGTGCTCGTGGAGTAAATAACCTAGCTTCTAAATTACTGTTAGCACTCCTGCCACCTAATGCTCCTTTCTTTCGTCTTAACGTAGACAATCATGGACTTGAACAAGAGGGCGCTCCACCAGAGTTAATCTCCGAGATTGAGAAATCCCTTCAGCAAGTTGAAGAGTCCGTTATGGACGAGATTAGTCGTGAGACATATCGCACTGCTCTCCATGAGGCCCTAAAGCACCTTATCATAACAGGTAATTCTCTAGTCTACCTTCCTGAAGATGGAGGTATGCGTGTGTTCCATCTTGACCGTTTCTGCGTAGAGCGTGACCCAATGGGTAACATTCTCTACATCTGCACCAAAGAGCAGCTATCCTATATGTCCCTCTCACAAGAGATGAAAGACATTGCTGGTAACACTGATGGACAAGGCGCTGACAATGACGTCAACCTGTTCACTGCTGTGTGCCGCAAGGAGAATGGATGGAAGGTATGGCAAGAAATCAATGGCAACCTTATTCCTGATAGTGAAGGCTTCTACCCACTCGACAAGAACCCCTTTATCCCGCTCCGCTTCTCCCGCATCGATGGTGAGGATTATGGGCGTGGATACGTTGAAGAGTATCTAGGTGACTTGCAATCTCTTGAGAGCCTCCAAAGAGCTCTTGTAGAAGGCTCGGCAGCCGCTGCTAAGGTACTCTTCCTCGTTAATCCCAACGGCACAACTCGCGCTAAGACACTTGCTGAATCACCTAATGGTGCTATCGCTCAAGGTAACGCTGCTGATGTGTCCGTTCTCCAGCTCAACAAGTTCAATGACTTCCGAGTTGTCCAAGAGAGCATCCAGAAGATTGAAGAGCGACTCGGTCACGCCTTCCTGTTGACCTCAGGTGTTGTTCGTAACGCTGAGCGTGTGACAGCAGAAGAGATACGTATGCTAGGACAAGAGCTAGAGGTCGCTATTGGTGGTCTCTATTCTTTACTCTCAGTAGAGCTTCAGATGCCTATGGTTAATCGCTTGATGGATGTCATGCGTAAGAAGAAGAAGCTTCCTAAGATGCCTAAGGACATTATCAATCCTGTTATCATTACAGGTGTAGAAGCCCTTGGTCGTGGTAACGATTTACAGAAGCTGGATATGTTCCTAGCTGGTGCTGCTCAAGTAGTAGGCCCTCAAGCCGTAGCTCAATATGTGAGTGTCGGAGAATACTTTAAACGTCGTGCTACCTCCCTCGGTATTAAAACTGATGGACTAGTTAAGACAGAAGAACAAATGGCTCAAGAAGCCCAACAAGCCCAACAAATGCAAATGGCAGAAAAGCTAGGCCCAGCAGGGATCAAAGCTATTTCTGACCAAGCGAAAGTACAACAAGAACAAGCTCCCGTAGAGGAATAAGAGAAATAGAAAATGGCTGACCTACATCAAGTACAGATCAACGAAACAAACGAGGAAGAGAATATCTCCCTAGAAAAACAGGCTGCTATGCAAGAAGAAGCAGCTAACCAGCGTAACCAAACGCTTGAAGCCGACCCCAACGAGGGCAAGGAAACTATCGAAGAGCAACTTAATGAAGAAGAAGAGGCTACCGAAGAGGAACGTCCTGAGTGGCTTGATGAGAAGTTTGAGAGTCCCGAAGAAATGGCTAAGGCTTACAAGGAGCTTCAGAAGAAGATGTCCAAGCCAAAGGCAGACAAGAAGGCTACAACAGAGGAGTCATCTCCTACAGAGGCAACTACAGGCGCTATTGATGCGGCTCGTGGTGAGTTCGCTGAGGCTGGTGAGTTGTCTGACAAGACCTTTGATGCTCTTGAGGCCGCTGGGTTACCCCGTGAGTTCGTTGAGCAATACATCGCTGGTCAAGAAGCTATGTCTGTTCAGCAAGCTGCTACTATTCAAGAGTCGATTGGTGGCGCTGGAAACTACGAGGCTATGGCTGAGTGGGCTTCTGAGAATCTCGCTGACACTGACCTTGACGCGTTTAACGACATTGTAGAAGGCAACTCAGTAGAGCAAGCCCGTGTAGCTGTTAAAGGACTGTATGCTCAGTTCCAAGCCGCTGGAGGCAAAGGCCCTTCTCTCGTTCAAGGTTCCACTTCAGGTGACTCAGGTGTAAAGCCCTTTGGTTCTACTGCTCAAGTTACTGAAGCTATGCGTGACCCTCGTTATGCCAGTGATCCAGCTTACCGTGAAAACGTAGAAAAGCGGATGTCCGTTTCCTCAATATTTTAAACCAATAAAGTAAATTATTATGAAAGAAATTATCTCATACCTAGTATCTAACGTGGACAGTATTCTACTTACTGTTTCTGCTATCGTAGCTGCCGCTTCTGCTGTAGCTGCTCTCACCCCTACCCCTTCAGATGACGCTTTTGTTGCTAAAGCTTACAAGGTCATTGATTGGCTAGCCCTTAACATCGGTAAAGCTAAAGACAAGTGATAGCTACTGTCGTTCAATTACTAATAGCGTTCCCTAAAATAGGAAAGCTGTTGCTAACGATACGTTCTGAATATGTCAAAGAATTGGCTAATCGTCGTCACGCTGAGCACCGCACTCGTATTGATGAGTGGGTGCGCGACACTGAGACAAAGCAGGATTCCTGAGTTTATAGAGGAGCTAGACCAACACGAGTTTAGTTCCTCTGAGAGGGAAACCATCGGGGACATCCTCGACTACGTTAATGACCTAGAAAACGATGTTAATTAAACTCATACTCGCATCCCTTTTACTGTTTGGGTGTTGCCAAGCAGACACCTCAATAACCCTTAAAGACTTCGTTAAGTTAATCCCTCAGTGGGAAGTCTACCCCGACAGTCCTCACACAATAGTGGGTGACAATGGGGCTGCTTATGGGCACTACCAGATACACAAGGTAATGGTAGATGATTACAACCGTATTACTGGTTCTAAAGCCACTCATACGGACGCCTTTGACCCAGTGGTCGGAGAGCGTATCGCCTATGCTGTTCTGAGCCACTACGCGAAGCACATTCAAGCCTC